CGACTGGTGCCGCTGTTGCTGGCACAGGTGATGATGGGGTCACGTGGGTTAAAAAACCATATAGAGTTGGCGTTAAAGGTGAACGTAAACGCAAGGGTAGATATATCAATGGCGTTACCTTTCTTAAAAAAATAGCTCGTGAATCTGCCAATAAAAAGGATAAGTAATCATGAAACTTTCAGATAATTTTTCCCTCGCTGAGTTTATAAAGTCGCAGACAGCACTTCGTCTTAATATTGATAATACACCAGAAGAAGAACATCTTGAAGCTGCTATGGCTCTGTTTGGTGTTGTTGTTCAGCCTGTACGAGATCATTTTGGACCAACAACAATTAACTCAGGATATCGTGGTCCAGAACTCAACAAAGCAGTTGGTGGGTCATCAAAGTCTCAGCACTGTAAAGGCGAGGCGGTTGACATTGAATGTCCTGGTGTAGCAAATTATGATATTGCAAAGTGGATTGAAGACAACCTAGAATACGACCAGCTGATACTTGAGTTCTATACTCCTGGTATTCCAGATTCAGGTTGGGTCCATGTATCATATAAAGACGGTGATGATAATCGTAAACAGTCTCTTACAGCAATGAAAGAAAATGGCAGGACGGTGTATAAAACAGGGTTAATTGCATGATGTATCTAAAGATTGCCATCGTTGCAATCATGCTTGCTGGCGGCGCTGGCGCATTCATATATGTGAAAACACTTCAAGCTGATCTTGCTATGAGTGAAGCTAACAATGCAAAGTTAGAGCAATCGGTAGAAAGTCAAAAAGCTGTTATTGAACAGCAGTTAAAAGATGTAAAAGCTATACGTGTAGCAATAGTAGAACAAGAAACGCTAAACAAAAAACTAAACGAATCCCTCGAAGATTTACGTGACAAATTTCATAAAGTCAATGCGAGTGGAAAGAAAAGAGACATAGGTGCTCTTGCAGAAGATAAGCCAAGACTCATAGAACGAGTTATTAACACAGGCACACGTAATGCTCTTCGTTGTATGGAAATATCAATGGGAGCTAAGTTGACGGAAAAAGAAGTAAATGCTACAAAGAAAAGTGAGATTAATTCAGAATGCTCTGATATTGCCAATCCTAATTATGAGCCTTACGGTAATTAGTGGTTGCAGTTCAGTAAAAGATTTACAAATTTTTACAAAGGAGATTGAAAGAACTCCTTTGAATCTTGATGCACCAGATCCATTGAAGTTGGAAAAGTTAAAATGGATTGTTATTACTGAAGACAACTATAAAGAAATATTTGATAAACTGAAAAAGCAAAATAAAAATGCAGTGTTGTTTGGACTTACTGACGATGGTTATGAAACTCTAGCCGTGAACTTTGCACAAGTCCGAAAGTATATAATCTTAAATCAAAGCGTATTAAAAAAATATAAAGATTATTACGAGGGTAAAAAAGATGGCGCAGAAGAAACTAGAACCAAATAGTCAATATGAAAAATACGATCTCAATGGAGATGGTATAGTGTCTGATGAGGAATTTGAAATGGATCAAAAGTTAATGCGTCTTGAAAATGAGAACGCAAAAGAAGACGCCCAACGCTTTATGGCATGGTTTGCATTATTTGGCATGTTATTATATCCCTCTCTCGTTGTTTTATCAGTTTTTACTGGACTTGACAAGGCAGCTACTGTACTAGGTAATATGGCTCCAACATACTTCGTTTCTGTTGCCGCAATTGTTGCTGCTTTCTTTGGCAAGGAAGCATACATTAAAAGTAAAGATAAATAAATATAAAAAAAGAGGGCATTATGGGTAAGTTTAACAACAAAATTTCAGCAGAGTTTCATCCACCTCGTAAGTGGATTCTTGAGCGTATGCTCTCATATAAAAGTGATGAGATTGATAGTACTTCCTTGCAGGCTGTTGGTCTTAAAGGTAAAGAACACGAAGTAAAATGCACAAAGAATTTTGTAACAGATTTGGCTTCAGTTCCTCGTGCTATTTGGTGGTTAATTGCTCCTTGGGATATTGCTCGCGCTGCAATCATCCACGACCTTCTTTATAAAACAATTCGTGTATATCGTGCTAAAGGCGGCAATGATAAGAAAATGATTTCTGCAGCAAAAAAAGCGGCTGATAATGTTTTTCTTTTGGCAATGAAAGACGCTGAGCCTTCTGTTTCTAAATGGAAGATATACGCAGCTTACTATGCTGTTGTAGTGTTTGGGCGTTGGTCTATTACACCACGGAAGGAAGATTTCGATGCCTCATGATAGTTTAACGACAGAGCTTAGTTATGAATCTGGTGAAATATGCTCCGACTGTTTGCATAAATGTCATTGTAATTCATTAATGTGTGATAGTTTTATTGGGGTTGGGATGTCAGATAAGTCACAACCATGTGCTTGTCCTGTGTGTAAATGTAATAAAAAATAAAAGAGAAAGCAGATGGCACAAGAATTTAAAACAGAGGTGGAGCTCCTGAAGCGAGATATGGAGCTTCTAGGGAATCTTGCAGAGAAATTTGATACAGCAATTGACAGATTAGCTGATGTTAGTCAATCGGTTGATAAAATGTTAGCCATCCATGAGAATCGCCTACAACATCAAGAAAATCAATCAGAGATTATCCATCAAAGAATATCTGACATGAAAAAAGAATTGATGGATGAAATTAAACAATTAAGAATAAGTAATACAATAGAACACAAAGAAGTTGTTGATCGATTAGCAGCGGTAGAAAAGTGGCGCTGGATTGTTGTCGGTGCTTCTGTTGCGTTTGGTTTTATTGCAGCTCAAATGGAAGCAGTTTCAAAAATATTTAATTAAATCTATTGACATTATTTCTAAACCTTGTATAATAGGTATTGTACCGCATGAATAATAGAAAGATATCATTAATGATAACTATTACTGAAAAAGCAAGAACTTACTTAGAAAGTATTAAATTAGATACTTACATAACACTATCAGTTAAAGGTGGTGGTTGTAGTGGGTTTCAATATGTTTGGGGTATGATGAAAGACTTACCGCAATACAAATGGTCATCTCCTATTGAAGATGTATTAGTGCTTGATCCTCTTGCTGAAATGTATGTATTAGGTAGTGAAGTAGATTACATAACAGAACTTGGTGGTAGTTTTTTAACAGTAAAGAATCCAACATCTACAAGTAGCTGTGGGTGTGGTGAGAGTTTCGGAGTATAAAGATTGACATTTATAATAAAGTGAGTTATAATATAATATACATTGAAAGTGATTATTATGAATACATTATGGATCGATATAAAATACGCCAACCTATTATCAGCACAACTAGAGCTATTTAAGGTAAAGAAATCTAATCCTTACCTAGCTAACTGTCGTTGTCCTATTTGTGGTGATAGTTCTAAGAACAAAACTAAGACTCGCGGCTACTTATTACAACATAAGACATCATTGTTCTATAAGTGCCATAACTGTGGCATGTCCATGAGTTTCTCTAAGTTTCTTCAAAATATTAATGGTAATCTACACTCTCAATATAAAGTAGAAAAGTATAAAGAGAGTGATGATAGAACTATACCCGAGCCTGATATTACAAAGTTTGCGCCACCTAAATTTATCTCTAATACTATCCTTAAAAAATTAAAAAAGATAAGCCAACTCCCGCACGACCATCCTGCTAAGTTGTATGTAGAACAACGAAAGATTCCTGCCAAACAACATTATAAACTTTTCTATTGTCAGAAGTTTAATGCGTTTGTGAACGAGCATCTCTCTCCTGGAATGTTTGACGAAACTGCATTAAAGAACGATGAACCAAGATTGATTATACCTTTCATATCTAAGGGTGGTAATCTTATTGCTATACAAGGTAGATCATTCAAGAAGAATAGTAGCCTAAGATATATCACAATAAAACTTGACAATGATGCGCCATTGGTATATAATATGAATAACATTGACCAATTAAAACCAGTGTATTGTGTAGAAGGTCCAATCGATAGTATGTTTGTTCCTAATAGTATTGCAGTTGCTGGTGCTGATTTGAAACGTGTTGAAGAAGTATTACCATCTGAAAATATTACATACATATTTGACAACCAACCAAGGAATAAAGAAATCGTAAGAATAATGGAAAGAGCATGTGAAGATGGCCAAAAAGTTATGATTTGGCCTGATAATATAGTTGATAAAGATATAAATGATATGATATTAAATGGTGTCTCTGAAGCTAAAATATTAGATATTATAAATCATAATACCTACTCTAAGTTATTTTTAAAAGTAAAGATTAATGAATGGAGTAAGTGTTAATGAAAGTTCGTTTAATATCCCAATCTGCATCAGAATTTGAAGGAATGAATAATGCTCAAGATATCGTCGCGTATTGCGCCCGTGTCTCGAATCCCGCAAATCAAATTAACACCGAAACATCCGAGCGTCTCATACGGTATCTGGTTAAACATCAACATTGGTCGCCATTGGAAATGGTTAACGCTTGTTTAGAGATTGAAACGACTAGAGATATTGCACATCAGATTGTGCGCCATCGTAGCTTTGCATTTCAAGAATTTAGTCAGCGCTATGCTAATCCTGAAGAGCAGGGTGATATGTTTGAGTACAGCGAAGCAAGACTTCAAGATACGAAGAATCGTCAGAACTCTATAGAAACATCTGATGTTGAATTACAAGCATGGTGGGATGATCAAACTTTGTTTGTTACTGAAATTAGTAAGAAAATTTACGACGAAGCATTAGAGAAAGGTATTGCAAAAGAACAAGCGAGGAAGGTATTACCAGAAGGTTTTACAAAAACAAAACTTTATATGAATGGTTCTCTTCGTTCATGGATACACTATATAGAACTACGCAGTGCTAATGGTACACAAAAAGAACACATGGAAATCGCTCATGCTTGTGCAAAAGTGATTGCGGGAATATTCCCGCTCATGAGTGAATTACAACAGGGAGAATAATTTATGGAACATATGGGCATAACCATAGATCCAAACCGCGATTCGTTATTTGATGAATTGGGGTCTACACGTTTACGAGAATCATATATGATGGATCAGGAGATTTCTCCACAAGAAAGGTTTGCTTATGTTTCAAAAACTTTTTCATCTAATGCTGCTCACGCTCAGCGTCTTTATGATTATTCTAGCAAGCATTGGCTTAGTTATTCCACTCCTATTCTTTCTTTTGGTCGTTCTAAGCGTGGTCTCCCTATCAGTTGCTATCTCAATTTTATCAACGATACGGCAGAAGGATTAGTAGAAAATCTTTCAGAAACAAATTGGTTATCAATGATGGGAGGTGGAGTTGGTGTTGGGTTTGGTATTCGTTCTGCTGATGATAAGTCTACTGGTGTCATGCCTCATCTTAAAATGTATGATGCCTCTTCTCTTGCTTATCGTCAAGGTCGTACTCGGCGTGGTTCTTACGCTGCTTATTTGGATATTTCTCACCCAGACATTCTTCTCTTTTTAGAGATGAGAAAGCCTACTGGTGATCAAAACCAGAAGTGTCAGAATCTTCATCATGGTATTAATATCACCGATGACTTTATGGAGCTCATTGAAAAGAGTATGACTGATCCCGATCATAATGATGATTGGCAACTCAGAGACCCTCATACACAGGAAGTTCGAGAGACTATCTCTGCTCGTGATTTATGGCAACGTATTCTTGAAATGCGTATGCAGACTGGTGAGCCTTATATACATTACATTGATGAATCAAATCGCAAACTTCCAGAATGGTTAAAAGAAAAAGGTCTTAAAGTTAATCAATCAAATCTTTGTTCTGAAATTATTTTACCTACAAATAAAGACCGTACTGCTGTTTGTTGTCTATCATCATTAAACCTCGAATATTACGATCAATGGTCAAAGGATCCTTTATTCTTAAAAGATGTCTTGGAGATGTTGGATAATGTTTTACAAATGTTTATTGATAATGCTCCCGATACTATTTCTCGTGCTAAGTACTCAGCCATGCAGGAGCGATCCGTTGGTGTCGGAGCATTGGGATTCCACGCTTACTTACAAAAAAATAGAATGCCCTGGGAATCAGCCCTTGCCAAATCCACTAACCTCAGAATGTTTAGGTATATCAGAAAAGGACTTGACGAAGCTAATCTTAAACTTGGAAAAGAACGAGGCGAAGCGCCAGATGCTGCTGGAACAGGATTACGTTGCAGTCATGTTATGGCAGTTGCCCCTAATGCCTCAAGCTCAATTCTCATGGGAAATACATCCCCCTCAATTGAGCCTTGGCGAGCTAACGCCTACAGGCAAGATACGCTTAGTGGTTCCTTTTTAAATAAAAACAAACATCTTGATGCATTAATTGAAAAAAAATGTAAAGAAGATTCGTCTTTAGATTATGATAAAATTTGGTCTAGTATCATTGCAAATGATGGTTCTGTCCAACATATGAAGTGTTTAGATGATTATGAAAAAAGTATATATAAGACTGCAATGGAAATTGATCAGAGGTGGGTAATTGAACACGCTGCTGATCGCCAAACATTTATTGATCAAGCTCAGTCTTTAAACGTATTCTTTAGACCCGATGCAAACGTATCTTATTTACACGCAGTGCATTTTCTAGCATGGAAGAAACAAGTTAAGACAATGTACTATTGTCGTTCAGAAAAGATTGGCAAAGCAGATCGCGTGTCAAAACGTATTGAACGCGATATTATTAAAGAGCTAGATATGACAGCTATTGCTGGAGGCGAAGAATGTCTGGCATGTGAAGGATGAAAAATGAAAGTTGATATTATTACGAGCGATTGGTGTTCATATTGTGGAGCAACTAAACAGCTCTTGAAAGACAACAACCAAAGTTATAATGAGATAGATATAGACGAATCTTTAAACGCAATGGTATCACACAATCTTAAAACAGTACCTCAGATTTTTATTGACGGAAAATTACTTGAAGGTGGGTATACTGGATTAAAAAAATATTACGAGGAAAAAAATGGCTGAAAAGAAGAAACTTAAACTACAAGACGAACGAAACTATTTTAAACCGTTCAACTATCCTTGGGCTTATGATATTTGGTTAAAACACGAGCAATCTCATTGGCTTCACTCAGAGGTACCAATGCTTGAAGATGTAAAGGATTGGAAGAACACTCTTTCATCAGAAGAAAAGTATTTTCTGACAAATATATTTCGTTTCTTCACTCAGTCTGATATTGATGTCGCTGGTGGTTATGTAAACAATTATCTACCTAATTTTCCACAGCCAGAAATCCGTATGATGCTTTCTTCTTTCGCTGCTCGGGAAGCATTACATATTGCTGCATATTCACATCTCATTGAATCTCTTGGTATGCCTGACTCAACATATAATGAGTTCTTAGAGTATGATGCCATGAGAGAAAAGCATGAATATTTTTTGACAACAATCGATGATGATAAAGCAATAATGCCAGTAAAGATGGCTGCTATTTCAGCATTCACCGAAGGTCTTGCTCTCTTCAGTTCATTTGTTATGTTGTTAAACTTTCCTCGTCATGGTAAGATGAAGGGGATGGGTCAAATTGTTACATGGTCAATTGTTGATGAAACTCAACATGCAGAAGGTATTATTAAACTCTTCCGTACATATGTTGAAGAGAATCGAGAGGTATGGAATGATGAGACTAAAGGTCAGATATATCAAATTGCTGAGAAGATGGTAGAGCTAGAAGATAAGTTTGTCGATCTTGCATTTCAAATGGGTAAGGTTGAAGGTCTTCGTGATACTGAATTAAAACAATACATCCGTTATATTGCTGATCGTCGTTTGATTTCTATGGGCATGAAGGGTATATTTAAAGTAAAGAAAAACCCATTACCTTGGGTCGAAGAGATGATTAATGCTCCGACTCATACGAACTTCTTTGAGAACCGAGCAACAGATTATGCTAAAGGTGCATTGTCTGGTTCTTGGGACGAAGTTTGGGCAAACTAGAGGCGAATATGGAAAAAATAATAAAAAAAATAATATCATGTGTGGATTGTGGTGCTGATTATACTATTACGCACAATGCTAAAAATGTTATTGAATATTGTCCAATGTGTGGATGTGATATTGAAGAACCAGAAGAAGATGATGGTGAATTTGAGAGAAATTTTGCATCCGATGAATCCGAATATGAATAATGTGGTATTATAAAGATAAACCATTTACAAGCAAAATGATTGAAGATAATATTGGTTTTGTATATGAAATCCTTGATACATCTAATGATATGATTTACATTGGTAAAAAAGGTTTGATGTCAAAAAGAAAACTCCCGCCTCTCAAGGGAGCAAAACGAAAAAGAATAAAGATTGTTGAGACTGATTGGCAAAGCTACTATGGTTCAAGTGATACTGTAAAGGCATTAGTAGAAGAATATGGTAAAGAAGTTTTTCATAGAAAGATTGTTAGACTTTGCAAATCAAAAGGTGAAATGAATTATTACGAAGCGCGGCTACAGTTTGAAACGGATTGTCTTTTGAAACCTGATGAGTATTATAATGCCTTCATTGGGTGTAAAATCAATCGGAGCCATATATTAAACAAAAATGTATTGACTAAAGAGAAAAAATGAGTTATAATAAATTTAATTACAAACAACCACCCCATGAATGCGAATCATGGGATCAATACATTGTTCGTAAAATGATTGAAGAAAGAGAATATAATGAGTCTGAAAAACGGAAAGATTTGGGGAACGACTGAACCTCTATTAATTACACCGATGATTGAGATTCATCGGATCAAAGTCAATCCAAGAGTAAAATGCTCTATCCACCAACACAAACGCAAATGGAATATGTTCTATTGTGTAAATGGTGTTATTCAAATCCACGTTCGTAAAAAAGCATATGATCTTGTAGATGTAACAAAGTTACTTCCTGGTGAATATACATCAGTAAAACCAGGAGAGTATCATTGGTTTGAAACCCAATTGAATGATGCCGAAGTTCTTGAGATTTATTATCTCGAACCAATCACAGAAGATATTGTGAGAGAAACGGTAGGTGGTCTTGTCTAAAGTTTCTGTTGTATGTGTAAAGTGGGGGACGTTATATTCAGATGATTATGTCCGTATTCTTCAAGCAATGGTTGAACGCAACACGACAAAAGAATATGAGTTTGTCTGTTTTTCTGATACAGAAATAGAAGGCGTTAAAACTAAATTATTACCAAAAGGTTTAGATGGTTGGTGGAACAAACTCGTACTCTTTGATAATAGGTATGACTTAAATGAACGAATCGTCTACTTCGATCTTGATACTGCTATTACTGCAAATGTCGATTGGCTTCTTGATTACCGTGGTGAGATTATGGGGATTGAGAATCTGGGGACTGCTAATCACAAATACGAAAACGTGGATCAATACCGCAATGTATTTCAAGCTGGCGTCCTTGCTTGGGACTATAAAGCAGGGCATGATATATGGAATTGGTTTGATATCAATAAAGAAGAAGCGATGAAGAGATATCGTGGAGATGGTGAAATGCTCCACGGTCTATTAGATAAACCCGACCTCCTTCAACATCTATATCCCAATCAATTACGCTCGTATAAATATGAGTGTTACGACGAAGGATTAATTGAAGGTACATCTATAGTATGTTTCCACGGCGAACCAAACCCACACCAAGCTATATCAGAAACCGTATACCCATGGGGAACAACATTCGAACCTCGTGAATGGGTTGCGGAACATTGGAGAATATAATGAAAAATATTGCGATTTTGACACCAACTCGGGCTCGTCCAGGAAGACTTGATACTTTTATTGAATCGGTATATGCTACAGCATCAAACCCAGAAAGAGTATTCACATACAACTATATTGATGAAGATGATCCGCGTCAAAAAGCGTATGAAGATTATGCAGCAAAACAGCATGATAATTCTACCAACTTACTAGGCGAAACACAATCAGTATCGATATCTTGGAATGTACTTGCTCAGTATGCAACAAATCATTTGGATCGACCTGCCGATATTCTCATCATGGGTAACGATGATTTAATATATCGCACATATGGCTGGGATACAATTGTTGAAGAAGAATCAAAAAAGTTTCCTGATGACATTTATTGTATGTGGATGGAAGATTTAATCAATGGAGAAAAACATTGCGCATTCCCAATCATATCAAAGAGATGGTATACGACAATTGGATATTTTACTCCTGGCGTGTTCAACTTTGGATACAACGACACGTGGGTTTTCGACGTGGCAAAAAGAGTTGGTCGAACTCAC